CGCCGACCTTTTTCAGCGCGGCAAGGTCGTCTTCTTTTTCTTTAGCCAGTTTCGCAGCAGCTTTCTCTGCCGCCTTCTTGCGAGAAGCGTCCTGTTTGATCTGCTCGGCTTCTGCCAGCGTTCTGGCGTCACCTTCTGCCTGCCACTCTTTGTCTGACTTCGGTTTCATCACTTTCATATCATCTACCTCCGCGTTGTGAATTTGGTTGAGCGCCCGGTTGCCCTGCGCCCATTTCTGCCTGTTGTTCTTCGACCGAGACTTGTTCAAGAATTGCCAGCTCTTCATCGGTCAGCGGAATATCCCGCATGGCCTTTGATTTTATTTCCTGAATCATTTGCGCCTGCGCCTGCTGTGCCTGCGCTTGCTCCATCATTTGTTGCAGCTGCGCCTGAATCTCGTCTATTGTCGGAGCATATTTACTCGCGTCCTTATAGCCCATCTGCTGAACCAGGGTAGTGGCTGCCGCTGCAATCTTTTCAGGAGCGACACCCGGCAAACCCTGCGTTTGTATCAGACCGTTTATTGCCGGGTAAATCTTTGAGAGCAAAAGCATCATATTTTGAACCGCTTCCTGTCGCTGGCCTGCTCCGACTCCGGCTGCTACGTCGAGATCGTAATGACCTTCGAGGTCTTCCGGGTCGATCTGCAGCGATTGACCATTTGTCAGCCTGATAACCTGCTTATTGTCGATGTATCTGAGATTCAGTTCGACCATCATTTCAAAGAGATCGATGACACCAGTCTCGGCCAGCATTCGCGCAATCATTTCAATGCGCTGATTCGCCGCGCCCATTATGGCCGTAACCCCTGTGGCAGTTTTATTTAGCGATTTTGAATCAAGCCCCTGATTGTATTTCGTAATGCCGGTGCGGTTCTCTTTTGTCTGCTCCATGATTTCGAGCAAAGTCATGGCGGCAGATGCAAGCGGCGACTCCGGCATGTATTGAAATGCGTCCGACATTTTCTGGCCTTGGCCGAGCTTACGCCTGATGTATTTCCTGTTGTTGATAACGTCATCCATGTTCAGACCCTCGGGATCTATCAACACCTGACGGTCGTTGTTGTTGGCGACGTTAAGCAAGACCTGGCGCATGACGGCTGTCTTAATGTCCTGAATCTCGCCGATCATGTCGTCAATGGTAAGTCCAGAGATTTCATACTGATCAGGATAGGGCGCGACGACGCAGAACGGCGGGCGCTTTAAGGGATTCTTTTCAAGCCTGACGATTTTTGAACCGATCTTGGTGACGATCCAGCACTCACTTATGTTATCTCCGTCGAAGTCATATTTGCCGAAGCATTCGTAGACCCAATAGACCTGACGGGATTTGTCGAGGTTGTTGCTGCTTGCGCCTTCGTGAACCGTGCTATAATTCTTGATGCTTTCGAGCTGATCTTCGAGATCATAAATATCATCAGGAATTACCCTGGCAGCCGCATAATCTTCGTCACTGACAGGCTCGTAAGTCTTTTCTTTGACCAGCGTCTCGATTTCTGAGCGCGTCATTTTACGCCGGTGCGTGACGAAAGGCAAATCTTTTACGTCAGAGCCGAAGCCAGGCAAGTACCAAAACTCTGAGATTGGCACGTTGTAAAGGGTGGGCTGATTTTTCGTAATCTTTTCGACCTTAACGGTGACTCGATACGAACCGTCTGGCTGTTCTTCTGCCTTGATAAATTCAACACCTTCCGCGCCGGGGTCGAACGCCGTAAACTGCTCAGGAGTCATCATGACGGATTCTTCGCCCTCTTCAGTCTCGCGCTCCCACAGCACCTTAATGACCCCGTAAGAGAGCTGAAGAGCATCAAGAAACCAGTTGTAAAAGCGCCTGAAGCCTTTATTCTTTTTTTGCAGCTGCCAGTTGCACAACTGTTTCATAGCCTCCGGGTCATCTTCTGGCGTGCGGCCTTCCATCGAGATAGGATCTTGTGAGCCAAAAAATACGCGCATGAGCGACGGCAATATCCAGTAAATTGTGTCGGCCACATCCGACATGGTAAAATTCATGCCGCGTTTGGCTGTACCAGGGAATTTTTTTGCGTAGTAGTCTTTGTCGCAATAGAAGCGCTGCAGGCGTTCCAGGGCGCGGGGCTGTATGTTTTCTTCGTAGTAGAGCCTGGCAGACTCAATATCGGCGTCTACCAGCTGTAAAATATCATCGTGCTTGCGCTTAAGGATGCGCTTTGCTTCGGCCAGCGCCTTGTTGTTCTCAGACTCTTTTTCGCTACCAGTATCAGCTCGATTGCCGCCATAATTTGCGCTTGCCATCATAACGCTCCTGCTTCTGGGATTTGTTGCCATTGCTGCTGATCGTCCTTGGGCTTAACAGCGTTTTTATCAATCATATACCGCAAGCCCTGCGACATAGAGTCTACTTGGTCGTCATTTGCGCCGACCGGGAAAGATTGCACTTCCGATTCAAAATCTACGAGCCACGGCGCAGACTCAGGCAAATACACTCGACCAGCTTCTACTGTGCCGCTCACTCCTTGGGCGCGAGATAGTTTGCTCTGAACAGCGGGAACCGCAATTATAGGAAGACTTGTTTCTGCCCTCAAAACTTGTATCAGCTGATGCCCGCTACCTCTATCTTCAATCAATATTGCAGACGGATTGTCCCTGACGGCCAGAGACTCTACGGCTCGGCGCAACTCAGGAAACTGCATGCGCTTACGGAACACATCAACGAGATAATAGCCGGTGTCGGCAGATCGCCAGCACTCCATTACTGACGGGTCGTGAATATCCTCGTCTTTTGTGCCAGTGTCCCAGCTGTGGATGTTTTCGCTGTGTGGAGCCGTGCGATATCGCCTGAACCATTCAAGATTGAAAATTGTTCCTTCGTCTGGCGATGGCTCTTGCATATAAAGAGCCGACCATTCGCGTGAACCAAGCTGTTCTTTTATCTCGGCCAGTCGCTCAAGCGGAAAATGTTCAGGCCAGAGCGCTTCGCCGGCTTCTGTTATGGCTGGCAAATTTATGACTTCCCATCCTTCGGAAGCATGATCTCGAAGAAGCCAGCCAGCCAGGTCGTCATAATGCCAGCGAGTCAGCATAACGATAATTGCGCCGCCAGGCATGAGACGAGTATAGGCTACGGCTCGATACCAATCCTTGAGCTTGCGCCTGATCGTCTCGCTATCGGCATCCTCGCGCCCCTTCAGCGGGTCGTCGATCAGCAAAAGGTGTGCGCCTCTACCGGTCGCGGCGCCGCCAACACCAAGCGCAAAATAAGCGCCGCCAAGGGTCGTGTTAAATTTCTTCTGGCTCGCAGAGTCGCGGGAAAGCTGGCAGCTTGAGAACGGGAAAAGATCATCTGCCAGTTGGTTTCTAATTTTGCGGCCCCAATCGTCGGCCAGCTCCTGCGCGTAAGTCGCATGGATAATATATCTTTCTGGATTGCGACCAAGATACCAGGCCGGGAAAAATTCTGAGGTAAGCATGCTCTTGCCGCTGCGAGGGGGAGCAAAAATCATCAAGCGCTTGCATAAGCCAGCCTCGACCCGCTGCAGCGCATCGGCAATAATCCTGTGATGATTGCCAACGTCATATTTTGGCCATTGCAACCGGGCATATTCGAGCAGATCTCGACGCGCCAGCTCTGCGCGAACATCGCCGATCTCTGGCAATCCGGCAAAAAAGGCTTCATTCATTTCGCACGCTCCAGAATTTTCATGAGGCTGATCAGATCTTCTTTGCTGAGCTTGGACAGGTCGTGCTGAACCTTAATAGATTCGCCATTCGTGCCGGTGTGCTCGATCGTGCTCTTTTCCATGCCGAGATATTTAGCCAAAATCTTTAAAGAGCCATTGGCCCCGGTGGCATCGAACTTATAAACGCCTGTTGGGTTGCCTTCGTGATCGTAAACCGGCTCGGCCTGCATACATCGTTCAATGATCTTCTTGGCCTTATTAACTACCCAGTTTGCGTCGATCTCGTTGTTTCTCGCGATTGCCGCTAGTTTCTCGTTTACAGCCGCTTTAACGCTTACATTGGCTAACAGTCTCGTAGCCTGCTCGTTCGCCGTTTTCGCGCTATAACCCGCTCTAATAGCTGCTTGCGTGCCGTTAGAATCAATAACATACTCATCAACAAAGCGTTGTCGCTTCGGTGATAGCCTGTTATAGGCGCTCACGCCAATATTTTCGGCTTTTTTGTCCATACTTTAATCTTATCAGATTTGTGATAACAATACAACAATCTGTGGAAAACTCTAAAAATCTATGAAAATAAAAACTTTTTTAACTTTTTTATTTCAAATTGATTGACAAGCGTAATTCAATTTGATATTATTAAATTAACGAAGCGGGAACAAAAAAATTCAAATCCCGCGAAAAGGAGACCGAGATGATTAAAATAGTTTACGGTGACAACAATGGAACCCAGGCCCCTCTTTTCCATCAGTATCCACTGCAGCACAACCCGCAGCGGGCATACCTGGATTTTAACCCGGAAGCTGACGAGCTGACGCTGACCGCCGGCTATAACGGCGAAGTCGGCAACGGAATACCGGTAAATGTCTGGAATCGCAAAATCATCAGATTTTCTATTGAGCCGGCTACGCGCAAGAGCGATATTGACGCCCTTGGGAATGACGAAGACCTAGAGCTGCTGCTAAAAACAATCGTTGCGGGTTGCGAGAGTGACTATCAGCACGGTCACTATACCGAAGAGGCAGAATATGCTATCCGTAGCGTAGAGAGCCTGCTGGAATCAGAGCTAGACACTATAGCGGTATGGGATGCTGATGAATGGATTTCAGAGCGGGATGATATCGTCAGCGATCTTGCCGATGCCGGCAGCGTTGAAAAGCTGGCTGAGGATTGCTCGCCCGATAATACGTATGATTCCGTTGTGTTTGGAGATATGCGGGAAGCGATCGTAAAGACCGTTGGGAATCGTCTTGAGCGCAAAGACGCCGAGGATTATACTGAAAAAGAACAAAAGGCGGCTGAAATACTGGCTGCATACGATAAATAATAAAGCGAGGACTGAGGAAATGAGCAAAAACAAAAAAGCGCTGGTGGTAGCCCAGATAAAAAGAGCCAACAATCTTCGAAATCTGGCCATTGAATATAACTGCGCGTTTACAATGGCTGCGTATTTACTCGTTAATGATATCATTGCCCGAATCTTTGCAACTGAGTAAAGAAAGGAGAAAATTTTCATGCAGGCAACAAAAGAGGATCTGATCAATGCGTCGTATCAATTCGCCCGCGTATTCAAATTCGCCCCCAAAGAGGTTAGAATAATGAGGCTAGCAACCCGCGCAATTCGCCGGGGCCAGATCGAGCGGGCGAAAAAACTGTGTCAGCAGACGACTATCACGCGTCTTTGCTGGCAATTTGCAGAAGAACATTAAGGAGAAAAAACGTGAAAAAAATGGTATCGCTGAGACTGAGTGACCGAGACAACGAAGCGCTTACAAAGCTGGCCGAGCGCTTGCAAATGAGCAAGGCCGAGGTTGTCAGTCGTGCTCTTGAGCTGTATGCAGAGAAGCACAAAAACGATTAAGCCGACGAGACAAAACCCCGGAGAAATCCGGGGTTGTTTTTTCAATAAATTCATCAGGAGACAATTCAGCCAGAAAGCTGGCAAAACTTTCTTTCTAATTTTCTGAGCATGCGAAGCGCGGCAACCATTTTGTCGAGGTCGGGATAATACAAATATCCAGCATTGTCGGTCTGCTCATCGCCCACATACAAATGTCTGATCGAGTCGAAATATGCTACGCCACGAAACAGGCACTCAACCGCAGGAACGCAAACTGCAAAAAAAAATGCCTGGTTGCTCGAAGGCTTCCAGACACACAAAAATTAATATTTGATGACCTTAATATAATCGAACTGGAAGCGAAGCGCAACCAAAACAAAACCAGCGCAAGCCAACAGTGTTTGTGTGTCAGAGCCTTCATGTAATCAGCGTTTTATATTGATTACAGGAGGCTTTTATCATGTTAAACGAATCGTGTTCATGCTCTGCCAGCTCAGCCCTCAGCTCATCGCGCTCGGCCTCAGCGGGCCGGCGCATTCCATCGGGTATCGTTACCATTCGCTAATCCTTTCTGCCGCTTCCATGACGGTTTTGGT